ATAGTCCGATGCCGGAAAATCCGGAATAACTCCCATTCCGACTGCTCCGAGAATGCCACCAATAACTGCCATGACCACCGGAATCCATTCATCGGAGATTCTTTTTGATGCTTTACAGCCCATTCCTACGATGTAGCAAATCATAACGATTGCTATACATGAACCTAATGTTGAAATGTCCATTATCTGGATACCTCCTATTCTGCGAAAATCCAATCCTCTGCTAACATATCTGCTTGAGATGCAAGCCATCCCATCTGTACGCCAGATGTTCCAACAAAAGCAATGGCTTTGTTTCCGATTGCATCATGCTCACAGTTTACAATCTCTCCATCCGCTATCTTATAAGAAATACCAGTGGCAAGCTGAATGTACTGTTTCTTCCCATTCCAACCTTTACGAGCCACTTTAAGTCCCCTTTTTAGATAACGGATAGCGTCCCCAAATCCAAATGTTGACTGACCTCCAAGAACACCACAGTTATTCTCATCAGCAATCATCCAGTCATCTCTCTGCGTGTGCATGAAAGTGTATTCCACTCTCTGCGTTTCGCGGATATCGAGAACTTCTCCCTGACCTTCATCAGAATCTTTTAGTCTGCAATGAATCATAATCGTATGTTTTTCATCATCCCAGCACCAGTAGCCATTCCAACCCGGGAGTTTTACTTTTGCTCCCTGTTTCATAAGTTTAAACGCTTCTCTAAAATTCATATCAATCACACTCCTGCATACAATACTGGTATTCCATCATCCGTCCTTACTCCCACCAGAAGCGGTAAAGCTGTCTTTAAGAGTAAGTCGTTCGTTTTCTGTACGTCTCCGGCGGCGGCATACACTGCACTCCACTCTTTTGCACCCGATGCTTTCTGCTGAGGTGTGGCGTAAGAGATGGATTCACTTCCAGAAGATACAGATGTTACAATGCCTGTCGTGCTACCATCAGACCCGATTGTGGTTGATGTGCCACTCACAGCGGCATTGGTAGCATTCTTTTCAGCAAGCTCAATCTGATACATTAATTCAGCCAATGAACAGACCGCCTTTTTGATACGCTTCTGTGAGCGTTCATTTGCCGGCAGTCCGTCCACCAGTTTGTCAAATGTCATTGTGTCCACAAAATCACTGGCTCTTTCTGCCAGTCGTGGGAAGTCGGTTTCTGGCACGACATTGCCAAATGATTTTGTATAGAATTTATAATCTGCATAAGCCATGCCAGTTACCTCCTGCGTTTATGATTTTGCTGTTACGCTTGCGCTTCCGGCATTCAGTGCCTTGTATGTTCCGTCACACTCAACCACTGTAATCTTCTGCCCGGTTGTTGCTGTGATATCGACTTTTCCGTCCCAAGAAGTCCAGTTTCTGAGGTTCTGTCCGTATCTAACAGTTGCTGCTTCTGTCGCAACTTTGTATTTATATACGTTGTTGGCGTTTTCTTTAGCTGGATTTACAGTGATTTTTGTATTACCGGTTGCTGTTCCAGCCACGGAATTTACTGTCAGAGTACCAAGTGTTGGTGTCTCATCAATGGTGATTACTGCGATTGCGTCAATGTATTCCGCAAAAAGAGTAAGCCCCATAACCGCAAACGCTTCGGACACTGCTGTGTGGTAGTTGCCCTGTGTATGGAATCCGATCAGGTTTGTCTCGCCAGATACGGTGTATACAAGCCCTGCTCTTGCAAAGTCAGATTCGTTCGGGTCAACATAGTACAAAACGATGTTCTCAACAGGGGTAGCAATAACCTGTCCTCTCGGAATCTCGCTGTCAGACAGTAAGAAGATTGTGTTGAATCCCATAAAGTCTTTCATGTACTGGAATCCGAACTGATTCTGAATAGTGATCTCAGCCGCTCCGAGGTATTCGTATACGTCCAGAATATTGACAAATCCAACCACGCCAGTCACATTTCTGTGCATCTGCTTGAATTTATTCTCAACACGGCCTTTAGCCATTGCCAGAGCCATCTGGAATGTAGTTTCTGTAGAAGTAAGTGTACCGGTTTTCAGATAGTCATAGAATCTGCTGGTAACATCAGTCTGAAGCTGGAAAAGGAATTCATCGTCAGTCATCTGAACAGCGTTCTCGTAACCGTGGTCCTTGATTGCTTCGATAGATACAGCCTTTGCGTACTTCTCAATGCTCATTTCTGCATAAGGCTTTTCTTTTACAGTGAATTTGCTGTAAGGGATTTCCTCACCCTCACCAACATTTCCGCTCTGTAAAGTACCCTCTGCGTATTTGGACTTGAGTACAGCACCCGGCTGTTTTTTGATAGGTCTCATGATGCCCAGGATGTCACGTAAGTGCTGCCAGTTTCTTTCGAATCTGGTGACAAAGTCAATCTCACGTGCTGTGACCTGGATATCATTAGTCATAATAAGATTTGTTTTTGCTGCCATATAAAAAATCCTTTCTACCCATAATTTTTAAGGTATTGGGTTAGCGGCTATACTCTGGCGTATAGTCGGTGTAAAAAATCACTGGAATAACTGGATATTCTGAGCGATTGCAGCCTGTCTCTCGGACGGGTCTTTGATTGCTTCAATATCTTTTTTAGTCATACTTCCCGGTGTCTGCTGCTGTACAACGTGAGTGGTAAATCTTGCCTGGTTCTGCTGAGCCTGCTGCTGAGATTCATCTACAAAAGCGGATGCGTCAGACTGTTTCATCTGCTCAATCAGATCATTCAGTCCAAGGATTTTACCGTCTTTCAGCTTTAATCCTGCTTCTTTAATGTCTGCCATAACAGACTTCTTTGCCGCTTCACTGGAAAACTTAACATCATCGAGCGCCGCTTTCAGTGCGTCTGAGAAATCACGGTCATAGATTTTTGCATTGAATTCTTTCTCTGCATCCTCGGCTTTTTTCTTCCATCCAGCAAGCTCTGTCTGAATGTTCGCCGGGTCGATACCGTCGAAACCTTTTAAAGTTTCCTCTGCTGTCTCAGCACGTTCTTTCCAGTTATCGCGTTCTCCCTCGACTTTTGACAGGGTTTTTGCTACTTCCTTTGCATTTTTGTAATTCTCAGAAAGTGCCTTTTTTATGTCTACCTGCTTATCTTCCGGGATTTCAATTCCAAATGATTTAAGTGTGTCAATAAGTTTCTGCATAACATCCTCCTGGTCGTGTTTATTGACCTGCCGCCGCAGGTAAGTGGATTAAGCCAGTTAGACCACTGGCAAGGTAATCGGAAAGGCAGGAATCGAACCTGCGGCACATAGCTTGCAAGGCCACTGCTCTACCACTGAGTTACATTCCACATAACCCGGATTCCCGGGTTAGCAAGGTGTTTAACGTGTCATGCCTGCCACGAGTTGTTTCGGATATTTATTTCTTTTTTTTAAAGAAAAGTATGAATAACAAAAACCTTAATCAAGGAGGTGTGCCATCTTGCGTGCCAGATGACAAATACGCACGACAGGATTTGAACCTGTCTAGCTTTCCACTAAAGCGTGCGTGCCAGCTACAAAATTAAAGAAAGGGAGGATTAAAACGAAAATGTCAAGCAACCGTTTTACTTGTGCTTCCTGCTGCACAATTACATTATAACAGATTTCTTTCAATCACCTCTCTACCACTTTTGTGTTTTTAGAGCATATCACGGAGCTTTTCCACATATCTCTTGACAAGATCACGTTCTTCCCGACACTCTGCATCCTTGGACATATCGCTCATTTCTGTAGTAAGCTCGTCCAGATGTTCTTCCAGAGCAGCAAGCATCTTTCTTTTGCAGTCCTCAGATTTGCCGGAACGATAGCTCTGTTTTTGCGTCATGTAATCATCGTAGGCGTCTCGCCCATCAGAACGGCTGTAATGTCCTCTAACATAATGCTCACCACGTCTGGCATAAGAACTGCCCCGGTCATAATCCGGCATCATTCTGCCGTCATTTGCGCTGTATCTCCACATGCTGTCGCGCTTTCTTCCACGTTCGCTGTAATCGTCATTGTATCCACCACGCGTCTCATCAAGGACAGTGTTATAATACTCCACTTTCTTGTCCCAGTACTGCGTATTCTTGATGTCTTTATACATATCAATCAACTTGTATGTCATTTCCAGATTTCCAGTGGTCAGCCCATTGTTAGCGATTTTAGACAGCTCGTCTTCGATTCTTGCGCATAAGTCTTTAATGTCTCTCATAATCACACCTCCTATGCTTCTCTGGTCACAACAATATTTGCGTTCGCAACAGAAATCGCCTGATCGCTTGTGTTCTCTACTGCGATGTTAACGCAACATCCACGAGGTACGTCAATATAGATACCAGAGGACACATTGTTGTACTGATTTACTGCCGCTGGCGTGGAAATCATCTGTGAAGAAAGAACTGGCTCACCAGAGATCGCAATAGCCAGAGATA